TATTAATATTAGTTATTTTTATTGTAAAATTATGATTAAAAATTTTATTTTTAAAAAAATCTTGTTAATTTATTATATTAAAGTTTCTAGCATTGAAATAGGATGTATAAAAAAAATTGAATAATTTTATTCCTTAAAATAAATGAAATATAATTTATTTTAAGAAAATGACAGAAGAAACAAATCCTTCGTTGTATTTTATTGATTCCGAAAGAGAACTTTGGATGTTAAATAAAAGTAAAAATATTTATGAACGTGTAATGGATATATGGAAAATGAATAAAAGTAGTAAAATGAAAAACTTTATTTGGTCATTCTCATTAGATGTATTTGCAAAACATTATTTTTTGAATTTAGTAAATGAGGGAGAAATATATAGAGTTGTAATGTTTTTGAAAGGTGATTATTTTGGTGCAATTTCAGAGGATATTTGGAATATATTTATAGATAATAACGGATATATCTTGTATATTGAACATATACTTGATGAAAATAAAAATTCTAAAGAAATTAGGGATAATATTCATAATAGTAATTCTATTAATAAAAATTATCGTATAATTGCAATAAAAAGTTTATTTGGTGAGAAACATACAAATACTACAGAATCTTGTATTGCAAAACGCTATGATTATGATGATATTTTAGAAGAAGATTTCTTAGAAGAAGATTTCTTAGAAGAAGAATCCATAGAAGAAGAATCCTTAGAATCGTAATCACAAAAATATACTTAAAATTGTATTTAAGGAAACCTAAGTATTCTCACTATACTTAAAATTTATTTATATAATATAATTTAATTACATGAATAATAATGATTTTTTATCACAATTCTCATTATTACCAAATAAATATATAATTTTATATATTGATACTGATAAAAATTTTATAATGCCTAAATATAAAGATTTAGGAATCATTCGTTTTTTATTAAAAAATGAAAATAAACAACATATATATGATATTTATCCAGATAAATATTGTGAAGATATTTTAATTAAAAATTGTTTATGTATAATATATTTATCTAAAATAAAAAGATCCGATATTTTAATCCATTTAACAGAATTATATAATAAATGTATCATTTATGAAGATTTAAATATTATAAATACTATTCATTATATAATTGAAAATGATACTGAAAAAATTAGATTATTAGAAGAAAATAGGAAGGAATTTAAAAAAATATATGATAATTTAATATGTAATAAAAATATTTTATTAGAAGATAATATAAAATTAGAATATAATAAGATTTTAAAAGATTCTATTCATAAAATAACTATCATTACATATTTTCGAATTTCAGAAATAAAAATATTAAATATTATTCAAAAAAAATCTATTATTGAAAATTTAAAAAATAAAAATGTTCATAAAGTTATTGTATTAGGTAATAATATTATAAATGAATTTCAGGATTCAAATGATAATCTTGAATTAATAGAATATAAAGAAGAGGTAACTTATAAAGACTTATTAGATGTTTCTAATAAATTACTAAATGATTCTATTGTTTGTATTTTACGGTCTGATATAATATTACCAAATCAAAATGAATTATATGATTTAAATATTGATTTATCATTTGATAATAAAATATATACAATATCACGTATTGAAAGATTAATTAATGGTAATTTAGTAAAATCAGATAAAATAAACAAAACATTACAGTCTATTGAACAAGATGGATGGATTTTTAAATCTCCTTTAAATATGAATACTCAATTATTTCATAATATATATTTTTACCATAAATATAGTGAATTATATTTTCATAAAATACTTACATTAAATAATTATAAAATAATAAATAATAGTAGTAAAATTAAAATTATTCGTTTATTACATGAAAATAATATTGATAATCGATTATTATTAAATAATAATTTACATTCTCCTATTTTAGATGATATTTATTTAGTTCCAGATAATGAATTATTAAATAAACTTTCTATAGATAATTTAGTTCAAATATTTAATATTCAATCCGATGATATATACAATATAAAACTTGATATATTTAATAAATATATAAAAAAAAAAATATTTTAAATATATATGAATGATAGTAATATTATATTAATAATATTAGCAATAATATTTTTTACAATATTTTTTTATGTTTTATTTACAAATAATAATAAGCTTATAGAATTTCGTGTTACAAAAGATCCAATAATTGAAGAAACAAAACGAATAATAAAAAAATGTACAGATATATGTAAAAATGATTTTTGTGACGAATATCATTCACAAGTTATAAAATATGATTTATGCAAAGAATGTAAAAAAGAAAATAAATGTTATGATTCTTTAGACGGTATATGCATACCATGTAAGAATAATTATACATGTGAACAATTATTTGGATGTAATAATACTCCTCCATTAAATCCTATAGATAATTATTGTACAAGATGTTGGTTATAGATATTCAAAGTAAATAATATGTATGATAATTATCTAATATAATTATCTAATATAATTATCTAATATAATTATCTAATATAAATATTATGTTGTATATAATATTTATATTTATATTTATTGTATTATTTTTGCTATTATGTAAAAATAAAATTGAACAATATCAAAATTTAGATATTCCATTTAATCAATATAAAAATATAATGTTTAATAATAGTAATAAAAAATTATATAAAGTTGGATTACATGATACTATTAATATATTAGAAGAAGACTGTTATGATAAATGTGATCATACAAATTGTATAAAATTATATAATCAAAAAAAAATTTTAAAAGAATGTTTAAAATGTAATATTCAAAAAAATAAATGTTATAAAAAAAGTATAATTGGTGGTAATTGTGATGATTGTGATATTGAAAAAATAGAAGATAAATTAGATTGTTATGATATTAATAATTTTGGGTGTCCAAATCCTAAAAATATTAATTACAATATTGGTGTTGATCCATATTATATTGAAGTAAAAGACAATAATATTAATTCTCCATATAATAAAAAATGTGTTTTTTGTTGGAATATATTAGATAATATATAATATTACTTAAAAATACTTTCTATATTTTATGTATAATGAAAATTAATTTATATTATAACGATTTTAAAAAAGAGATAGACATCATTATTACCAATAAAATTGGTGTAATTCAAGAAAATATATTAAATTATTGTTCATTAATGATTTATGATATAGAATATAGTGAAATTATGATTGATAATAATTCATATGTTTTAGGTGATGAAGAATTTGATTTTAATAATACTTTGGAATTCGTATTAAAAAATTTAGATAAAGAATTAATTCATATTCAGAAAATCATTATATATGATAGAAAACGAGATATTTATGGAAATGTTATTCAAAATAATAGTATTATTAATAATTATAATAAATGGTATACAAATTATGAAAATGAAAATTATATTAACATTATAAATGATAATAATAACCATCGTGTCATACGATTTCCATTATCTATAATGTTAAATAATATTTTAAATATTCAAACAGATATTATTGAAGATGTTCAGCAAGAAGAAGCTCAGCAAGAAGAAGAAGAACAGCAAGAAGAAGCACAGCAAGAAGATGGAAGCCAAAATGCTTATGAAAATAGATTTCTATTGAATACTGAACTAAATGATTTTGTTCATATATTTGATAATTACATAAGAAATACTGATATAAATTATGAATATTTTGATATTCAACAATTACTTGATGTAAATGAAAATATTACTACTTATAATTTATTTTCAAATTATGAAGATGTTAAGATAATATTAAAGGAAGAAGAGTTTAATAATTTAGAAACAATTATTTATGATAAATTAAATTATAATGATAACGATGAATGTTTAATATGTACAGAACAATTTGTGGATAATGATATTATAAAAAAAATAAAGTGTAATCATTTATTTCATACACATTGTATAAAACCATGGTTATGTGAGGAAAGTAATAAATGTCCGATATGTAGAGTTGAAGCTGTAGATAAAAAATAAAAAAATGATTTATTTTATTATTAATATTTAAGACTACATTAATATTAGTATATATAATGAATAGTGCCATATTTGTTCCTACTTGTGTAGACAAACTTGTAAAATTAAGAGAAACAGAATTTGAGAAAAATAGTTTTGTATATACTGAAAATGAAAATATTGAAAAAAAAAGTAATGAAAATTCAATAGAATTCAAAAAATTTCAATATAATATAAAAAAAAAAGGTAAAAATTTAAAAAGAGAATATAATACAAATTCTAATATTTCTATATTAGATGATGATATATTTAATAATAGTGTAGAAAATACCACGAATGAAGTTAAATTAGAAATAGAATCTTTAGAAAAAGATAAGAAAATGGATTTAATCAATGATTTTATACAAAGAAAAAATATTATATTAGATGAAAATGAATATAAAAAATTAGAATCTATCATTGATAATCCTGAAATATCTATTAAAAAATATATTAATATTTCAAAAATGTATCAACAAATAAGTAAAATTTCATTTATTAAAAAATTAGAAAATGGTACTTATATTGTAGATTTAAGTGAGAATAAAACAAAAAAAACTAAAAAATTTTTTAATAAATAATATTTCATAAAAATATAATATTATATATTTATAGATGATATCATATTTATATATATATATATTTATAATAATTGTATGTATAATTATATTTACTTTATTTTTTACAATTAATAAAAAAGAATCTTTTATACCATGGGATTTTAATAAAAATAGTGTGGATAAACCTAATTTTGTAACAAATTATGAATTAATAAAATTTGATGAACCAGATTATAAATATGAAAATATTACACAATATAATTTTAATAGATTATTTAAAACGATTAAAAAAATAAATAATGAAAAAATTAGTTTTAAAGATAAAAGCAATTATAATTTTTATACTCAATCTACTACAGATGATAAATTAAGAATGAATTTAGATATAATTACGAAATATGTACTTTTAATATTAAATAATGATAATTATTATGATTTTGCTAAAACAAATTTTGGCGATGTTGAAGTTTGGATAGATAAAAATGGAAATGAAGAGATAAAATATGAATTGTTTTTATGGGATAAAAAAAATTACTTTGAAGTTAAACTATGGGTATATATATTAAAATTTATTGAAGAAGAACAAATAAATAAATATGGTATTCAAGATAAACATTATATATTTTCTGATTTTAATATAGGATATCCTTTTAAAGATCAAATAATTCCGCTTCCAACGGATGTTATTATATCTGGAAATATGGATACAAGTGTATCAAGTATTCAACCAAATATTCCATCCAAAATAAAATATTTATATTTAAATCAAATAGAAGTTCAAAACTCTACATTAATCGTAGATTATCATAAAGATAAGTATCCTTTTAATAAATTAGAAGTGAATGAAAAAGAATTTTCTGGTATAACAGATATGTCTCTTGAATATGTTGTTATTAATAATAGAAATAATAATCCATATTTTGAAAATGGTAGAGCATATAATAAATGGCCGACATTAGATGAAGAACCAAAATGGAAAGGACAGTATCCTTCAAAAGAACCTCCTAAACTTTGGGATGTGGATGGTATATATTATTATGATGATAATAAATTACAAAATAGTGATAAATCACTATGTGATATATATGAACCTGGAACAAGATGGTCTAAAGATAAAGAACCATTACAACCATATTATTGGCCTACACTTGCTACACTTCCTAGAAATTGCGGGGAATATTACAATTTATTTGATTTATCCAATGGTCCAAATGGCACATTTTTCGGAGGTGGTAAAAAATAAATATTTAATAAATAATAAAAATTTGAATTTATTTTTATTCAATATTATTAAAAATATATCATTTTACAATTTATGTTTTTACATCTGGCAAATTGTTTTTTAAGCGGAAAAAAATATGAGTTACAAGTTTATAATATTGTAAAAAGATGTAAATTAAATAATCGTTTTTTTAATTTACAACATGAAAATGATTTAGGAGGATTCCATTCAAAAAATGATATTGAATGTATTATGGATAATATCAATATACCAATAGAATTGAAAAAATTAAGAACTCCAGATTGGATGCAATGTTCTTTAAAATATAATTCTTCATCTAATAGATGGATAGGTAGTTTAAAAAATAAAATACCGGATACATCCAAAAAAATATTTGAAGAATATATTTCTAATATTACTTTATTTAATGGAAATATTCCTTTATTTATCAATAAAAATATAACATATAATCAATGGTTAAATATTAAAAAAAATACTAGTGATTTTAATGATATTTATATAGATTGTTCAAATGATACTATTAAAAAACTATATAGTGAAAAAGGATGTAAATACATACAAATATCAGATAAAGGATTATATCATTTAGGTAATGATATATGTGATTTTAATGTTCCTGAATTTATATGTGAACAACAACTAAGAATTAGAACGAAAATACATTCTAAGAATAATTCGAAAGGATTTTGCAGATTATCTGTTATTATTTCATGTCAACCAAAAAATATAAGCTATTTGAATAATAGTAAATATAGTTTAGATGATATTTCAAAATTACCTGAGAATCTTTATTTCCATGTTCCATAATAATTATGTTTGGCATATTTTCCAAAAAATTGAGATTGTTCATATTCTAAAATATGAATTTTTTCTTTATTTTTATAATTCATATATACACTTGTTACAAAATCTGGCCCCGTAGATGAATAAACATATTGTAATTTATTGTTTTCATTATATTTATTTACATAATCATCAATATAATTATCTATATTATTATTTATTGTATCAATCAATAGTTTAATAAATGGATCTTTTGGTTTTGCACCAAATGCATATTGTCCTAATAATATTTTTATATTATTTTCACAAAAAATTTTAAATCTTTTTCTATTACAATTATTTGGTGTAATATTTTGATCAACCGGAAATATACAATCATAATGTAAAAGATCGTCTAACGGATACATACATGTCATATCTAAATCAAAATAAAATCCTCCATAATGATATACTGCAACATATCTAAAATAATCTATCTTTTGAATAATAATTGGTAATTTATTATATATGATATAATATTCAGGATATTTTTCTTTTAAAAAATGATCAATATCATCGTCACTAAAAAATAAAAAATTATAATCTTTATTATGTCTCTTTACTGATATTACATCATTCTTATATTTTACAGGAATAGATTTGGTTTTCCATGTTTGTATAATTATTTTAGGTATTGTATCATTTGAAAAATGCTCATTTATAAGTTTTTTATTTTTTGAAAAATGATTTATAAAATAAAATATAAAAACAATTATAATAAATATTATAATATGAAAAGTAATATCCATATAAATATTAAATATATTTTTTTACATAAATATATGTTTAATTATATTTTAATCGGAAAATAAAGATATAGTTGTTTTATTATTAAATTCATTATGATAATCTTCGGAAAATAAGGATATAGTTGTTTTATTATTAAATTCATTATTGTAATCTTCGGAAAATAAAGATATAGTTGTTTTATTATTAAATTCGTCGGTATAATCCTCATCAGATGAAGATGATTTATCATCTAATTGAATAAAATCTTTTATCATTTTCTGTTTTTTACCTTTTGATTCACTTTTTAACTTTTTTTTGGATTCTTTCTCTTCATTAATATCTGATAATAATTTATCTAATCCAAGTTCTCTATATTTTAAAACTTTATTCCAAAATAATTCTAACTCTGGTTTTACTTTATGAAACCATTCTTGATTTCTATATATAGGAACACATGAAACTTCTTCCAAATACCAATATGAAAAACATGAAAATATAATATTCGTATCTTCCTTATATTTTTCAATTATATTTTCCTTCCATTTATCTAAATCATTATTTATAATACATACTGGAGAATATTCGTAAAAATATGTTTTACTATCTTTTTTATAAAATTCTACAACTACACCTTTTTCATTCATATATTTATTTAATGAATAGTTATTATCATAATTATCCTCTACATATGCTTTCTCATCTACATACTCTTTTATACTACATTCTAAAAAATCACATCTATCCAATTCACAAACTTCTAATTGTCCTTGTACTTGACACCAATAATAAGATGGAGGAATACCTGTTATTTTTCTTGATGTTGGACATTTGATTTCTAACATAATACCTTCTTCTGTGATTCCATCTGGAGAAGCACCTAAAAAGGAAATAAATGGATGTTGTAAACAACCGAATTCTATTATTTTTACATTATTACGATGTTCATAAATTAATACGGCTACAGATTCATATTTATTTCCCCATTGCATCGCAGCATTTGTAATAAATTTGTCATCCCCACATTTTTTTTTTAGAACCTCATTGCTATTTGAATAATGATTTTCACCTAACACCGTACCCCAATCACTTGCTGTTAACATATTATTACGCATTTCATACCATTCTTTAGACTTTTGTTCTGGTTGAAATATATTTTTTAATATTTTTACTTGTTCTCGTAAATATTTTTGTTTAAATAATGTTCCTATTGGTAAATCTTTATGATAATTAAAAACTAATGACATTTAAATATGTTTAAATACTAATATTAATTGTTAATATTTCTTTATAATCATTTTTAAATTTATTTTATTATAAAAAAGATATTTTATATAATCATTTTTAAATTTATTTTGCTAATATTATACCAATATTTTTATGAAACATAATATCTTCTTTTTTTGACACAATAATTTTATTATTTATTATATTTTTTTTAAACTCAATGCCCTGTTTTTTTAGATGATTTATTATTTTTTTATTTATAATTAAATTATTTTTTTCAAAAATATAATCTATTTTATTTTTTTTACCACCATATTGAAAATAACTAGTTTCATTATTTTTCATAAAAAAAGGTATCGAAAATAGATTTATATTATTTTTTATAAATATTTGATTTATATTTATTGTTTCTGAATTATTCGGTATTGTGTTTATTTCAATAATTGTATTTTTTGGATTAAATAATAATATTTCATTTGGTATATTATGATCATCAAAATAAGGACTAAATATTGTAGGACATATAAAACCATCAAAAAAATCTTCAAAAATTTCTTTTAATATAAATGTTGCTTCAACATCGTTATTTATTTCACCAATCCGTATTCCTTGTAATTCTAATGGATTTTGAAATAATTCTTTATCTTTTTTTGATTCAAAATCATTATAATATTCTATCATTCTTTTATATCTTATATCTGTACTTAATGTCGATGAATATCTCATTTTATATAAATTTAATTGTTTGTATAAAGAAATAAATCCATAAGATAATGATAATGTCATATATCCTTTAATAATAGTATCAAAATCATTATTTTTCCGTAATAATATTAAATCATTTATAATTTGTGATATATATCGAATATCAAGTAATTTTATTTTTTTAATTGTTGAAAAAATACCAAGTTTTCTATCTGATTTAAGATATTTAAGTGCATTATACATTTCTCCAAAATACGATGGTCTATTATTTATAGGAGTACCATAAATAAAACTATATGATTTAAAAAATAATATATTTTCATCTATAATAATAGGTTGTCCTATTATACTCGGGAAATTTTTAAAGTCTAAAATTTTGTAAGTAGTCATTTGATATATTAAATTGATAAAATTATGTTTAAATAAAATTTTTAATCACATTTTATATTTAGTTCTGGAATTGTTTTACACCTTTGCATACAATGCTAGAAACATTAATATAATAAATTAACAAGATTTTTTTAAAATAAATTTTTTAATCATATTTTTACAATAAAAATAACTAATATTAATATTTTAAATAAATATTTTTATATTTATTTACTATATTATCTTATTTTATTATTTTATTATATAACAATATAATTTATAAACAAATAATATTTTATTGATAATGAAATATTATTAAGTTTCTAGCATTGCCTTTGCATACAATGCAAGAAAGTTAAGATTTCGATAAAATTATAAATTATATATAAAGAGTTTAAAATAAAATTATTTTTACCATGATGCCTCCTTTCACTAGTTGTAGGTATTATTCTTTTTCGTTCATATTTCTTTTTCAACTGGTATATATGAAAATATTTTAAGAAAAAAAAAGATTAATTTAAAAATTTAATTTGGACTAACTATAATATATAGATATATTATATATATATAATTCTTTAATAAAAAGTTTGTTAAATTTATTAAAATAAATTTAATAATTTCTATTTGTATGATATTTTTAAATGGTCCAGTATTGTAATTTAATAAATATAAAACTCCAACTATTACAGTGATAATATTTGAGAATATATCTACTTGATAGTGATTCGTTCTATCTATACTAAAAGACAGATGTTTTAATAAATCATAAATTTTATCAAATTTAAAAGTAATTGCATGCATTATATAAGCAAATGCGTGTGTTTGATTCAATAAAATTTTATTAATACAAAAAATAAAACCAAAACTATAATATATAAATTCATCATATTTAATTTTATATGGATTATTATTATATGCAAAAATTACTTCATATATGCTCAATATAAATAAAACAAGTCCTATAGTAAATAAAGAAAAACTTGTAAAAGTTATTAAACGAATAGTAAGTTTAGAAATCTTATTTGAATTAGTGTTCATCATAAATTATTAGATTTTTTAATGTAATATTTATTCATAATATATTTATTGTCATTTTTTTTTATGAATTCATATATTTAATTTTATAAAATTAATTTTATAAACAATGGATAGTATCTATAGTTAACATAACTATTTATAATAAATACTTAAAAATAGAAAGGTACGTGTAAGGAAACTTATATTTCCTCACTATAACAATAAATTTCTAGCATTGTGTACGAAGGTGTAAAAAATCTTGTTAATTTATTATATTAAAATTTCTAGTAATACTTATCCTTAATTATAATATTTCATAGTGTTTTATAATTGAATAATCGGCATTGGTATTTATTTATAAATAATACTTAAAAATAAGAAAATACACATGTAAAAAACCTATGTTTCCTTACTGTTCCATTTGATTTAAATAATATTGATATTTAATAGTAATATGACTCGTAAATAATAAATTTGATATATATATTGAAATGACTTTAATGATTTCTATTAGAAAAATATTTCTAAATGGTCCACTATTGAAATTAAATATATATAAAACTATACTAATTGCATGCATAATATATAAAAATGTATCTTCTAAATCTACATTTTTATCAGATTTTATATTCATAGAATTCATTTTTTCTATTAAATTATTTATATTATCCATTTTAAAACTAAATGCAACTCTTATATTAGTATATGCTCGTAATAGGTTTAATAAAAATTTTAAAATAGAAAAAATAAAACCAAAACTATAATATATATTATATTTAATTACAAATGGATTATTATTGAATACAACAAGTAATTCATACATGCTTAGAATCAATAAAACAAGTCCTTTACTAAATAGGTAAAAACATGTAGAAGTTATCATATTAATGGTATTTAGAGTAATTTGATCTGGAAAGGTGTTCATAGTAGATTATTAAAATTTATTTAGTTTTGAACTGTTATAATTAATTAGTATTTACAATATTTTAAATATATTTTACTGTCATTTTTTTTTATAAATTCGTAAACAATGCTTAAAAATAATATTTAAGCAATTTATCATAAATTTTTTATATTATTATAAATTAAGAATGACATCAAGAATGAAATTAATATTATTAATTATTATACTATTTTTATTTATATATTGTATACATATTTTTAATAATAAAAAAGAATCATTTAATAATGGAACAATTATAACACAAAATTATAGATATTATAGATGTAACAATAAATTATTAGGTAATATATTAAAAGATATTTTTGATAATAATAATATTACACATTCGAATAATGATTGGAATATTTATATACCATGTGGATATAATGATGTAGAAGAAGAATTAAAAAAAATATCGGTGAATAATAAAAGTGGAGAAAAATATATTTTTGGTGTAAATGGATGTGATTCAATAGCAAGTAAAAATAAAATATGGGAATCACTTATAAAATGTTATGGAAGAAAAGAAGCAAGTAAATTAATGCCTGAATCATATATATTAGATGATCGGAATGAAATGGAAATTTTTAGAAAAAATTTTAGTGCATCATCCAATGAAATATATATACTTAAAAAAAATGTTCAAAGAAAAGAAGGATTAAAATTAACTCAAAATTTTTTTGAAATATTAGATGCTAGTAATGAAAATTATAAAGTTGTACAAAAATATATTACGGATTTGTATTTAGTAAATGGAAGAAAAATAAATCTAAGAATGTATTTACTTATCATCCTCAAAAATAATAAAAAATACTTTTATTTATGTAGAATAGGTAAATGTATATATACAAACAAAAAATATAATGATAATAATTTAGATTTTGAATCCAATATAACAAGTTATAATTTAGATATGTCTGTTTATAAAGAAAACCCACGCAGTTTTAATCAATTAATCGAATATATAAATAGTAATAATAATGATGGCAATAAATTATTTAATAATATCAAATCTCTCTTAAAAAAAATATCATTATGCTTATCTAAAAATTTATATCAAAGTAAAAATATTATTGACAGTATTACATTTCAATTATTCGGCATTGATATAATATTTGATAAAAATTTAAATCCATATTTATTAGAAATGAATAAAGGTCCTGATATGTCTCCTCGTGATAATATAGATAAAATAATGAAAAATATTGTACAATCTGATATGTTAAAAACAGTTGGTATATTAAAAAATGATGAAAATAATTCATTTTATTTAATTTATGAATAAATATTTCATACTTCAGAACAAATATGATAAAATTGTTAAGTTTCTAGCATTGAGTCAGAATCAATATATTTATCAATAAATTAAAGTTTCTAGCAAAACAGCTTTATTGTCTAAAATCCTCCTAATAATATTTTTCTATACAAAATTAATGTATTATATATATTTGTTATATATTTTTCTACTTTTTTTCTGTTCATCAAACATATCACTTATTGTTTCTGTATAAAAATCATTTAGATGCTTATTTAATTTATACATTGAATTATCAATTATTTCTTTTAAATTTACTTTGATAAGTTTCTCAATATCATTTTTATATATAATACCTTCATTTTTATCTTTTTAGATTCATTTTCATAATATTTGAAAATATTATTGATTGTCTTGTAAATTTATTTATTTTAAATATGTTCCAATTACCATCAAATGATTCTAATTTAAAATTTATCGAAATATTATTTTGAATATATGATTTTTTAATATTATTATTCTATAAATAACATCATAAAAATTACTTAAAATATAATTAAATTTTACTCAAAAAAATATTTTTTTTATAAAATATGCATTAAAAATATATATTACTTATAATTAAGTAAAAAAATGAGTAATAATAAAAATATTTTTTATTACAATATTTAATTTTAATTATATTTTATATTGATAATAAATTATATTTTTAATTTTATTTTATATATATTCAAAAAAAAAAATAAAAAAACGTTTCAAAAAGTTTTTTAGAAACATAAAAAACTTTTTAAAACGTTTTTTTTTTGATTTTTTTTTATTTTAATTTTTTAATATTTATACAATAATTAATATTATATTTTAAATGATTGTGAAAAATATTTTACTCATAATTTTTCTTTTTAAAAAATAAATTGAGTATTTACAACTTTATACAATAAAATATAAAATTTTATATTTTATTAAAAAATCGTCTTTTGCCTTTACGTGTATATATTCTGAATAATAGTAGTACGTAAACACAAAAGTGTGAAAATATTTTTTATATAATTATATATAAAAAAATATTATAATTCAAAAAATATTGATAATTAATTTATGACAATTATATTTTTTTTATTTAGTTATTATATAATATGTATAATTTACAAAATTCAGTTGGTTTACAAAATTGCGGAAATACTTGTTATATGAATTCCGCTATTCAAATGTTATATTCAATCAATGAAATACGCGATTTTATAAGTTATGCTGATACAGATAATATAATTTTAAACAATTTAAAAGAACTATTTTTACAAATAAATAATACAAAAGAAAACTATATTCCTAAAAAATATCTACAAAAAAAATATATTTTATTTTATAAAAATTTTGTAAAAAATATACCATCGCGTAATAATAATTTTAAGTGTCTAACTATTCAAAGTGATTCTACTGAATTTTTTTTTAGATTATTTGATGTTATTTTATTATATTACGATAATAATAATATATTTGATGTAAATCAAAATACTATAACATATTGTAAAAATAAAAAAACTAACACAATAAATAAAGAAGAATCAAAAATAAATAGATCTAGATATATGATATTACCAATAGATAATGATAATAATCAAAGCGTTCAAAGTATTATTATGAACTCGCATGAATTTAATAAACTGGATGTATCATTAAGTAGATGCCATAAAAATAATAATAATAGTTATTATGAACATTATTATGAAATACCAGAAGAAAATAAATATTTATTCATACAATTAAATAGAAGCGGATATAATATGTATGGTGAAACTATATTTTTAGATAAATATGTAAAAGTTAATAAAAATATTACAATACAACAAAATAATAAAGATATTAACTATATATTATTGAGTGCAATATTAAAAACTGGATCATTAAATAGTGGACATTATATATATGTTACTTATAAAAACAATAAAATACATAAATTTTATGATGATTCTGCTGTATATAATCACAGTAAAATTTTAAAAATCAATCGTTATGCAACTTTATTATTATATGTAAAATTGGAAAATATTCTTGAAAATAACCAAGAACAAAATAATTATCTTGCATTAGAATTACAAAAAAAAGGATTAAAAGAAAACTATAATTATCATTTTGCATTAGAATTACAAAAAGAATTAAATGAAATTAATAAAAATAAATCTGTAGTAAAATTAAAAAAAGAATTAAATGAAAATAATAATAAATATAAATATAAATCTGTAGTAAAATTAAATAATAATAATAATGAAAATAATTCTAGAGTAAACTTTAATGAAAATAATAATAATAATAATGAAAATAATAATAATAAATTAAATTCTTTAGTACAATTAATATATAAAAATAATTATAAAAATAATTATAACAATAATAAAAAAAAAAAGAATTATGAATATGCAAAAAAATTACAACAAGAAGAAAATAATAATAATAATAATTATAGAGCAAACTTTAAAGAAAATAATAATGAATTTAATTCTTTACTAAAATTAATATATAACAATAATTATAACAATAATCAAGAAAAAAATAATTATGAATATGCAAAAAAATTACAACAAGAAGAATATAATTATGAATATGCAAAAATGTTACAAGAATTAGAATATAATAATTATAATAATTATTATTATAATAAATTGTGATATTTTTATATAAAGTTATAATAGTAAAAATAAAAATGAAAATGAATATTAAGCTATATATAATATTACTAATTATAGTATATATATATTTAATAATATGTATTTATCAATATTTTTGTTGCAACAAAAAAAGAGAAAATTTTATTGGATTTTTAGATTTAATTTCACATTCATCCAAAACACTTTCAGAAACAGTTACACAAACAGAAGCAAATAATGAAGTAAATATTAAAATAAATAATAAAAAAGTTAAAAAATACATTTATATATCCAAAATGAATTATAATTCAACTATAAAATATTATTTTCATAATAAAAATAATGAGATTTATTTGATTACAATATTAGATACTAAGAATGATTTAAATAAAATTATAATAAAAGATACATTAAATAATATTATTGGTAAATATGTTAATAAAATATATAATAAAATAACATTAAAAGTTGATTTTTATAGTGATAATATAATCATAGAATATTATAATAAGTTTTATTCTATGAAATTAGAATTAGAAGATGATGACAAAATTTTTTATATAAATAAAAAAAATAATAATAATTATAACATTAAACTATATACATTAAATATTGGTAATATAATTTATGATAATAATAATGATATATATAAAATAATTGTAATAGAAGATTATAAAATATATTTAAACATGTTTGGAATAGGATTTATAATGTTAATGCATTATTAAGGTTTCCTAACTATTTAAATTTTTCGAATGACACCTTACCATATTCATCAAATGAGACAGATTTTATATTTCCAATATTATATGCTGTATAAAATACAGGACATAAAACTAAAAATGGTAATTGATGTGTACGATTTTGATAAATCATTTGTGGTAACTGAATTCCAATTAAAGCAGATGTAAGAATAGGAGGATAAAACATTTTTAATAATTGAAGCATTAAAATTTTTAGATAAAAAATAAATCAAATTTTTTTACACATACCTTTTTAAGTTATGTATAAAGATATAATATATTTTTTTTTACTAAAAATAATATAAATTTCTTTTCTTCATATGATAAAATCCATTTATTAAAAATTTCATTATAAGAAAAATAATGATTTTTAGGTAAATATAATACAAATGAAAGTAAAATTGCAAGATTTATATTACAATTATGAATTCCTATTCTAAGTAAAACATTTTTTAACATAGTTAAAAATTTGGATGTCATATAGATAAATGGTTGATTATATTTATTTTCAGAATAAAAAAAATTACCAATAAAACGTTTATTACTTAAATTTCCATTTAATATATTTAATTTATTTTTATCATTTGTAATAAACAAACAATATTCATTATCTTTTTTTTTAAAATATTTATTATCCGTTATTATTAAATATGATTTTGAGGATTCTGTATTATAAATATTCAAATCATTTTTTGTAAATGTACTCATAGATACTTTCATTTCAAAATATTTTTGAAAATATATATCTCCAAAATGAAATATATCCTCTTTTTCAAAAAGATTTATATTTTTTAATACTTTATAATAATCATAATACAATAATTTATCTAAAAAAGTATCTAATATTATTCTATTGTCAAATAAAGATATATTTTTTAAATAATCTATTTGAGGTTTACATTGATGAATTATATTATTTTTATTATGTTTTAATGCATCTTTTGATATTTTTCTATATTCACTATAATATTTCGTTTGATAAAAATCTATTCCAGTAATATATAAATATTTAATTGGATACGATAATAAATCCATTATTGCACAAGTTCCAGTATAAGGTCTTGTTCCTAATGATTTTTCAAAATTTCTAAATTTTAAATCATTCATCACTTTTAAAGGTAATTCAAATTTATATTTATAAATATAATTTAATATATCATCGTGAAAAAGAGTATGATTAAATGGATATGACGAACATACAAACTGGATACCATATTTTTTATAAAGTTTTGGATTTAAATTATTTTCACCCGGAAAATCAGAAGTATTTAATGAATTGTATATTATATCTGTTTTTGTACCAATATCATTCTTAATATTTGCAGGTAATGGAATAGATTTATTTAATCGGACTACTAAATCAAATTTATCAATAATTTCACCTTTATTTGTTCCTAATATAGATTGTGCAGGTCCAACTAACGAAATCGTTTTGCCTTCTACATATTTATAAAATAATTTATTGTATTGTTCTAAAAAATAATTTAAAGCACGATCACTATAATTTACTAATTCTGGTTTTATATAATTTTCCATTCGTAACTCATGTTTAGGTTCATGTTTTGGTTCATGTTTTGGTTCATGTTTTGGTTCATGTTTAGGTTCATGTTTTGGTTCATGTTTAGGTTCATGTTTTGTAAATTTATTTATTTTTTTTTTACACATTTGAAGATGTATTTTAATATGATTTTTTAAATATATATTTTTACAATTTGGACAATTCATATAATTTGTATTGATATTCATAAACTATTAATTATTGATATTTTTTTAAATTCATATAAACACATATAATAATTCTATTCTATTTTATGTATTCTTATATATATTTTAAATGCATATAGTAGTGAGGAAATCTAGGTTTTCTACACATATAATAATTTTATAAAGGATATATTCCGATTTTTTGTGGATATTCTAAATATAGTTCATTAATGCAATTTAATAAATATGCAAAATTAGATATAGTAACATTACCTCTTCTTTGATTATATTGAATATATTGAAAAAACTTCCACTGCTGTCTAAAATTTAATATCATTTCAGTGGATTCATTGATTATTTGATATAAAGTAATCCATTTTATAGAAAAAGATGTTCCCGATTTATTTGTAAATTCCATTCTATATGCTGTTTGTAAAGTGGTATAATAAAAATTTATTATTTTATATGATAATATTTTATCTATTTTTAATAACTGCATAACTTTTTTTTTGTCTCTCTCTAATACAGGTTTATATAATATATATGGTAAAATATCTACATCAATTACATTAGATGGTTTTTCGATTACGTTAATTTTTATATTACCTGATGTAATAACATTATTATTATTATATAATGTTACTTTATATTCTTGTGTATTATATGGATGTAATTTAATGGTACTTCCATGTTTATAATAAACACAATAAGGAGGTAATGTATTAAATAATGTTGATTTCCATACATAAGTTTTAGAGTTATTTATAGTACCATTTGTTAAAACATCGTTTGTTAAAACATCGTTTGTTAAAACATCGTTTGTTATAACATCGTTTGTTAAAACATCGTTTGTTAAAACATTCGTTATAAAATTATTCATATTTGAATCATACATAAGATTATAATTAAAATCATTATTAGAATTAATATTTACATAATTATTGATATTTGATTCATAAACAAGATTATAATTAAAATCATTATTAGAATTAATATTTACATAATTATTGATATTCGTTTCATACATAAAATTATAATTACCAGTATAATCTACAGATAATATTAACAAATTACCATCGTATACAGTTGGATTATTTGGAGTAAATACTAAATCTGTATTTACAATTATTTCTAAATATGTTCTACTTATAGTATTAAATGAATCTTTGCCAATAATAGTATATGTAATATTTTCTAAAGGAGTACAAATAACAGAAGAAGTATTATTATTGCTTAAATATAAAGATGGTGTCCATGAATAAGATATACAACCATAAACATTTATTTCTTGAGAATTATTATAAGTAATTTCAATAATATTATTTAATAATGTTACATTAACATAAATTGTTGTATTTAAATTTATTTGTTGATTCAATCCATTATATCCAGTTATATAATATAATGTAGATATAATTGGTTTAACAGTAAATATAATAGAATTACTTGTATAATCAGTATTTATAACGGATTCAGAAGGTATTATAGTAACATTTATTAAATTATTAACTGTAATAAGCGATGTTGAACCATATTTTATGGATGTATTACTAACATTTATACTCATCTTTTACTTTATATAAATAAATATTTTATAATTATAAAATATTTTCTTACATATTATTATAATAAATGGCAAAAGTAACAAGTACACAAATAAGAATAAACAATAGTAATAATATAACATATGTTTTAAAAAAATATAATAATAGTACGTATAAATTATTTACATATCAAAAAAATATGAGTACCGGATGTTATGTATTAGCTGGAGTTCAAAAAGGAATATGTTAAGGTTGTTTCATAAACCAGTTGGATAATTTTGGATTTTTAGAAGTTTTTTTAACATCTTTCTTGATTCCTTCCTCACAATCAAAAAGTTCATTCATTTGAATATCTTTATGAATAAAGATATTATCATTTGTTGATATAGGTTGTGTTAAAGCACTTTGTGTTAAAGCACTTTGTGTAAAAGCACTTTGTGTAAAAGCACTTTGTGTTAAAGCACTTTGTGTAAAAGCACTTTGTGTTAAAGCACTTTGTGTTAAAGCACTTTGTGTAAAAGGACTTTGTGTTAAAGCACTTTGTGTTAAAGCTCCCTTTTGTGCTAATGTATCTGCAATTTCATTACCAATAGAATGTTTATCTTTTTTATCTGTATGTGCACGAACTTTAAGAAGAACAATATTATATTTTCTTTTTAATTCTAATATTTTTTTGATTAAATCAATATTTGGAACATCGTATCCATCCTCTTTTTTATATCCATTTTTTTCATATCTTTCACCAGTACCATTAAATATATACATACTGTATTGAGAATCCGTAAATATACATATTTTCTTTAGTAAATCACTTTCATCTAAATATTTAAATGAATCAATGATTGCAGTCATTTCTGCTCTATTATTAGTTATTTTTTGATTTAGTAAAGGAGCTTCTATTTTAAGATTTTTTTCAGGAATATATATTCCATAACCACCTTTTGATATATTGTTTTTACATTTTATACAACTTCCATCTGTATAAATAAAAATTTTATCTGTTTCATCGTCAATAGTTTCATCTATTATTTTATTATTATTTTTTTTATCGTCATTTTCTTTACGAGTAACGGAACGTGGTTTTTTATTTTCTCCAAACCCATTTTTTAAAAAAAGTTCAGCATCTTGTTTATTTGTAAATTTTTTAAAAATAGCACCCTCAAATTTATCAATTTGTTTTTTACAATCATTCCAAGAAGTATAAATAGCAGGTATGCGCCCTTTATGAACTACGTAATAAGAAATGGTCATTTTTGATATATAAATATAAATATTATATTTATATCTTTTATACATTCAATTTTTTTTAATAAAAAATATATTAAAAATTGTAGGAAACCTAGGTTTCCTCACTATACATTCATTTTCTTAATTTTATTTAATTAAATCTTTTCTTTTCAATGAACTAAATAATTGCTCTTTTGTTTTTAATTTACCATCACGTCCTTTTAAAGAAATGTCGTGTTTTTTTGCAATTTTTTCTAAATCAGATTTTAAGAAAGTATCGATTAATTTTACTTTTTTTACTTTTTTTTTTTTTTTTGTT